TGGCAACTCCCCCTTACTGAGCCCAGCTGGGACGACCCGGTACCGGTGCGCGGCCGGTGGCTTGTGCGTAAGCGTTAGCATCACTGCTTTGGGCTGATACACCGGATGGCGCAGGCGTTACGCCGTTCATATGCGCTGCATATTCCTTGTGGTCAGGTGTAACGGCGGACTTGATGACACACTTGTCTTGGCCGTTTTGATCCTTTTCCCAGTCGACCTTGCCAAGGAACTCAATGCCTTCAAGATCGGCAAATCCGGCTATCCGACGGGCATTTTGCGCAGACGGGCTGTTGTCACTAGGGTTGATGCGGCGAGCGGAATTTAGGATCGCCTTGATAAAGGTTCGCCCCATGTTGGTCCACTCTGCACCCTTGGCGCTGTAGAGCCCGATGAGTGACCACATCTTGCGACGAGCAAACGGGCCGTCGAGCACCACGAATTCGCAGTTTAGGTAAACCGAGCCCGTAGTTGCACTGCGGGTTGCATAGCCTCCGGTCCATCCTTGGGATGGGTCGTCGTAACCCCCTGGCTTGATGGTCATGCGAACTCGCACCACCGTACCTTTTGGGATGAGATCGTAGCTGGACTGCTCGGCGGCGGAATTGAAATCAAAGAAAGTCATAATCAGTTCTCCTGAGATAGAAGGGATGTGGTCTTGGCGATGCGAGTGCTGGAGGAAGGCTCAGTGCTGCTGGGCTTAGGGCAGGCAAAATCCAGGCGCTCGATGGCGGCGCGCGCGGGGCCTGCGATCTTTCGCATGAGGCGACCGAGATCGGGTTCCTCAATCGCATCTAGTCGACCGCTACGGTCTTTAGCGGGGTAGCCCCACTGGTTAAGCGTGTGACACACGAAAGCGCGGTAGCTACTGCCATCGTCGGCCTTGACTTCGGCCAGCGTGATGACCTCATCGACGATCCCGGGCAACTCCAGACCGGTTTTGGAGCCATCAATCTGCAGCGTAAAAACACGGCGATTGAAGTCGTCTAAGGCCTCGTTGAGGATTCCAACAAACCAGACGTTCTTGCGTCGTGTGTGCTGCAGGTGGGTGAGCCATCCGATCATCTCCTGGCCCATCAGGCCATAGGCGCCACGACTATCAGGCTTGCCGGTTTTCTCCGAATAAGCTTGTGGCTGCCCCTTGCACCATTGCAGACAAAGACGACCCGCTACGGTGATGGAATCTACGAATATCGTTTCGTATTTGTCTAACGCTGCCGGGTCACCGAACTGCTGACAGACAGCTTGAAAATGCGCCGCGCTATATGGCTGATCGTCGCGAAGGGCAGGGTTGGGGCCGCCGATGAACACCGCGAAGTCGCGGCATTCTTGCCAAGTCCGGGGGCGGATCGTGTCGCCCGCATAGCCTTCGACAGCTAGGTCGCCTGCCTCTAAGTCGAAGAACAGAGTCGATGCGGGAGGCAAAGTCCAGAGTTGGGAGGTCTTTCCGATACCGGACTTGCCAACGAGGACCCCCTTTACGCCTCGGTGCTCAGCTAAGCGTTGATCTGCGGTGATGATGGGAAGGCTCATTTCGACACCTCCACGGGATCGTCACCAAGGAAAACTTCAGCCATGGTGTTGGTGCCCTTAGCCCCTCGTTTACGAGCCTGCTCATAGAGTTCCCGCAGCCCCGTTAGCCCGCGACGTGACTCCGCAACCTTTGCCTCAATACCTACGATGGCAAAGGCGAGGTCGTCGAGTGTGGCGTCTTCTAACGCAACGGTCATATCGTCGCAGCGACGATCACCAAGCGCCGGAACAAAAATTTCCTCAGGCAATTCCCGTACGTACCAGTCAGGCCGCTCACGCAATTTTTGGATAGCAGTTTTCTTTTTGAAAAACATGGCGATTACTCCTTTATGAGGGCGAGGCGGTACGAGGGCTTACCTGTCTTCACCGTGCGAGCTGCCACAAAGCCGGACTTGAGGGTTTCGGGCCAGGCGTTGAATTTGGCCTCGCTTACCCGGTAGGTGATCTCGAGGTACTGCTTTGGGTCGTCACCACTTGAACTGATACGACGTGCTATGTCTGCCAAGCGGGCTTGGTCCCATTCAACTTTCTTGGGTAGTTCGGCAGCGACTCGCACGACACCGTCATCGAAATGCACGACTCCCGCGTCCTTGCCGGCTTTGAGGCGTAGGCCACGAGCGTGTGCGCCCCATTTAAAGTCGATAGCTTGATCGATGTGGTCGTTTAGGGCTTTGCTAGCAGCCAGCAAGTCGGTAGCCGTGTTCTTGATGTTGAAAAGCAACTCAGCGGGTTGTTGCGCGAGTGTTCCAGCCGGAGTGGCCATTACCTGCTCGGGGGTGAAGTTCTTATCGGTACTCATGCGGCACCCCCGCTGATTTCACGCTCGGACGTACTCTTGCGAAGACTGTCGACTTCGAAGGATTCAATGTCTTCGATGCGGTATCGGACTTGACCTTGCAGTTTGAGAAAGACGGGACCGATGCCCTCGGAGCGCCAGCGCTCCAGGGTGGCCTCGCTTAGGTCCCAACGGTCAGCCAATTGCCGTTGGTTGAGGTGTTTGATGCTCACGTTTTTCTCCTTTCAGGTGGTTGCGAAAACGTGAGGACAGTCTCGGAGACGACCGGTAGGCAAAAGGGTGGGCAAAGAGGCGCTAAAAGGTTGGCAAATTCAGCAAATGCATTCGCCAGAAACAAAAAGGCCCGGAGGGTTAGTCCGGGCCGAGGTTTTAAGGCTGCCTTTAGTGTGCGTCAGCCTTTGGGTGGATGCGGGTCGTTGCCATAGCTGTTGCGGTCACGGATGCGACCGTCCTTGCCGTGAATTAGAACCTCGCTCTTTTGATTGATTGCAATTTCGCGTGCGGCACGCTCTGCATCTGCTTGGGTGTTGTGCAATGAGGTGTCGCGGGTATTGCCCTCGCCACGGACGGCCCATTGATCGTCACGGCGAACTACGTGTTGATTTTTCCCTTTCATTTCTTACCTTTCAAAGTTGAGTGGTTGCAGCAAGAGGGTAGAGTGCTGATCGATTCACCCCCTTTCCGATAACAAATAGTCGGGGAGCAGCCAGAAGTTACCTTTTTTGTCTAACTGTACGAATGTGTCAAATACCTTTGCATGGCGCTTCTTGATATCGGCGTACCTGAAGTTTTCCGGAATCTCAAGCGCTTTCGCAATCTGGCGCTTGTGAACGTCGTCGCCGTCTGCTTCAAGCAGAACCTTGAGGAACTTCACTACTTGAGGTGAGAGTGAAATCTCGGCGCCCTCGATCAACGCCACTCGTTTGGTTTCCATAAGCCGAAGCGATGTCTCATTCGATTCAACGACAGTGGCAAGGCCATCAACGTAGGCTTCAATGTTTTCAAGGACGATGCCGCCCTTGCGGAGTTGTGCAATGGCTCTGAGGGGTACAAATATTCGACGGCCCAGACGACCAGCCTGAAGAGCATTAATGTCACTGGTCGTGATCGTCACATCCGAGCCAGGCGCAGCCGCCTGTTCGATGGCGTTGTCGACGTCAGTTTGATTGCTTACCAGTTGGCATCCGAAAAAAAGGCTATAACGACGTCGCTTGTATTCGCGTTCCCCGAGGTGCCATAGCACGCCTCTGACAATTTCCGTGATCGGATACCGTGATCTCAATCCCAATGCTGCATTGAGCCATTCTGAAACCTTGACTGCACTTGCCTGCCAAATGCGCGCCCTCTCTTTCGGCAGATGTACCCAACCGCACTCGTGACAGTAGGCACGAAATTCGATTTGTATTCCGTGTGTCGCCGGTTCGGGTCGGATCGTGCTGCTCATGCAGTCTGGGCACAAAACGCCATCAGCTATTTCAGGCCCAAGACTAATTGCCTCGATATCTCTGAGATGTTGGAACACTTTGGTTTGGCCGCCGATCCACACCGCATCGGGCAAAAGACAATGCCCAGGCTGCTCAAGCAACCGTGACAGCTCAGCCAATGCCGGTGCATTGATGGGCCCCATGATCAAGCGCCTTGAAAATCGGTCACGGGTTGTTCGGCGAGTTCCGCAGTCGGCGGCTTTTGCATCACCCCCAGTGCCAGCAAGAGCTTTTCCGCCAGTCGGGCATCCGCCTCTTCCATGTCCCGCAGGTTACTGATGCCTGTTGGCTTCAGTCCAATGTGTAAGGCCCGCCCTTTTTTGGCGTCTCCCTTCGGCATGAAATAGAGACTCACTGTTGCACTA